TCGCCGCGCCTGGGTGGATCAGCTTTATTTTCATGACGAACCCGCTCTCACGCCAGTTCTCCGCCAGCATGGCCAACAGAGGGCTGTCCTCAGACTGGACAGGGGAGATGGTCACGCCGGTATCGTCGCCCTCATGCGCATTGCGCAGCGTGATCCACTCTCCATTCTGGGCCTTGCCATGGCCCCCGTTGAATATCTCCACCGCCGACTCTGGGTGCGCGATCGTCGCCACGGTCATTGCAAAATTTAGCAAGCCGTTTTTGACAGACGTGCCCCTATCACCCGAGTCGCGGACCTGCACCATCGACTTCCAAACTCGCTTGCGCTGGTGCCCCGTGGGCATCTCAAGCTGCGATAGCGGCTTATTCATGAAAGCGAGGTACCTCTCGGTCCAACGGGGGTGGAAGAGATTCAGGAAATCCGTGCGGGACTGGAGTAGGCAGGCGCAATGCGTGTACACGTTGTTCTCAAACTGGCGTACACGCGGATTGCAGCACCAATCCCACGCCGAGCCATCCAGCTCGAGCGTGCTGCACGGAACTTCCTGGCGTAGCGTATTCGAGATGCGACGCATCGCGGACACCTTATCCGTGTGCTTGATGGTCTGGCTCTCATACGCATGGAAAAACGTCTCCTCCACATAGCAGTTCACAAGGACTGCGAGCATCTGGCCCTCGTCGCCGTGATTGATCACGACGCGAAAAATCTTGCCAGTCTTGGCCATCTCATTTTTGAGCATCACCTGTTGCCGAATCTTCGCCGTCATCTTCGTCACAAACAGATCTTCGCCGTGCTAAGCACATTGTTGATGGCATTGAGAAAGCGCGTGTGCGTCCACTTGCTCGACTTCACGTCCTCCACGCTCACGTGCTTCTCAAAGAAACGGTCCACCGACTCCGCCGTGAAGATGTTCTCACACAGGAACCGTTCGATAGCGATCAACGACCTGTGAGTCATCTGGGGAATCTTCGGCTTCTGGGGTACTTTCTCTGTCCTCTTCTTGATTGCTGCTAGGGCGTTCTTCAAACCGTTCGCGGGCAACCTGACGGGCAGCACTGCATTCCCGACGATCACTCCGCGAGGCTGGTCCTTGCCCTCAGCCCCCATGCCGAAAGCCACCGAGATGTCCTCCACGACTGGTTCGACGCGGCTTACACCCTCGCCGATCTGATAGGCAATGACCTGATCGACGGTTGCGTCTTCCCCTCCATCTCCGGGCCCGGGTGCTGGCTCCTGCGAGAGCGCCTCTCCAGGAGTCAGGTTAGCAACGGCAGCACCGTAGACCGACTCGATCAACGGTTTGCCACCACCACTTCCGCCGTTGGACGATCCGGCGTTGGCACCCGAGCCATTGTTGTGCCCCCCACCCGCGGGGCCTGCTGTGGGCTTGGTTCTCATCATCACGCGTGCGTAGCTCCCTCGATAATCGCGACAGCAACACGTACCAGTCCGGCGGACCTCCTGGAGGAGCCTGACGCACTCAGGAAGCACGAGCTGGAGCTCTGCATCACGCATCAGTCCATCCAACACTTTGACGTCCCCGTACCGGTCCTCAATCCTGTTGGCCCCGTTCCGGGCCACCGTCGTAAGCAGTTTGTCCGCCTCATCGTCGACCAAGGCAATCCTGTAGTGAGCCCGATAGTCCCCGAAAGGTCCCCACAGGGTCTCCCACAAGTATTCCCCGATCGTGTTCTCCTTCGGTTTCTCTGCTACGACCTCCAAGACCCACAGTGCGTCCTTCGAACAGCGCTTTCGTTCCAACCGTTGCATTGAGAGATGCCATTGCTCATCACCAACGCCGAACGGCCGGTAGCGGCTGCCCTGGGTAGACGGTCCCTTTGTAGCCATTTTGGTAAGCGTTCAAGAGAGGGTGGCCTGCGGCTGACAATCTCGCGGGGATCTCTTG